AGGCTGTCACGCAGTTTCAGGCGCAGGCGTACAAGGAAATGCTGCCTGCTGGCGGTCCTGTAAAGACGCAGGTTATTGGTGCGGCAACTCAGGTCACTGAAGATCAGGCGCAACGCGTCAAGGACTTCATGAACTATCAGATTACGGAGATCATGGAGGAGTATGACCCGGACACGGATCAGATGCTGTTTTATCTGCCGCTGACGGGTTCCACATTTAAGAAGGTCTACTTCGACGCCGGCAAGCAGCGGGCTGTTTCGAAGTTTGTCCCGGCGGAAGATCTGATTGTTCCGTACTCGGCGAGTGACTTGAACACTGCCGAGCGTGTCTCACATGTAGTACGTATGACCGAGAACGAGCTTCGCAAGCTACAGGTCGCTGGCGTGTATCGGGACATTGAACTTCAGGCAGGAGATGAAGACGATGATAGCTCGATTAGGCAAACTGGCAACGAGTTGCAAGGTGTCCGTCCATCATATGGTGACGATGTTCACACACTACTTGAAATCCACACAGAAATTGATCTTGAAGGGTTTGAAGATGTTGGACCCGATGGTGAGCCTACGGGCGTTAAACTACCTTACATTGTCACTGTGGATGAAGATTCAGGACAGGTTCTCTCAGTGGTTCGAAACTATCGACAGGCCGATCCTCTTCGTAGAAAACGACAATACTTTACCCACTATAAGTTTCTTCCTGGGTTTGGCTTTTATGGCTTTGGCCTGCTTCATACTATAGGGGGCTTGTCACGTGCAGCGACATCTATCCTCCGCCAACTTATCGATGCGGGCACTCTTTCGAATCTTCCTGCTGGCTTTAAAGCTCGTGGTGTTCGTATTCGTAACGACGATGAGCCGCTTTCTCCTGGCGAGTTCCGTGATATTGATGCTCCCGGTGGTGATCTTCGGAATGCTCTTATGCCCCTTCCATACAAGGAACCTTCTGGGACACTTGCTCAACTACTGGGCGTTATCGTCGATTCAGGAAGACGTTTTGCCCAAGTCGCCGACGCAAAGATCGCAGACACTAACGCACAAGCTCCCGTCGGAACCACAGTTGCACTGATTGAACAGGGATCGAAGATCATCTCCTCGATCCACAAGCGTCTGCACTATGGGCAGAAGCAAGAGTTTCGTCTTCTTGCCGAAGTGTTCGCCGACAATCCGATGCCATACCCATACTTCGTCGGGCAGAACATCCCGCCGGAGATCATGCAGCAGGACTTTGATGGCCGCGTGGACATTCTACCTGTGTCGGATCCGTCGATTTTCTCGATGTCACAGCGCCTGTCGTTGGCACAGACGCAAATGCAGTTAGCATCGCAGGCTCCGCAGCTTCACAATCAGTATGAAGCGTATCGGCGGATGTATGATGCGTTGGATGTGAAAAACATTGACGCTATTTTACCGCCTCCGCAACCACCGCAGCCTGTTGATCCGGCTACAGAGAACGCAAACGCTGTGAAGGGCATGCCGCTTCAGGCGTTCCCAGATCAGGACCACGAAGCGCATATCATGACACATGCTATGTTCTTGTCCTCGCAGGTTGGCGGCGCCAACCCGCAGGCGTTTGTTCTCTTACTATCACACGTTCAGGAGCACATTGGCATGCTGGCACGTGATCAGGTCATGGCGTTCTTCCAAGAAGCTGCCAAGCAGGCTATGGCCGCAGGTGAGCCGGTTCCGCAGATAGCGCCGGATCTTGTTGAGTCCACCGTGGCGCAACAAACTAGTCAGATTATGCGTGACATCATGCCAATGCTTCAGCCGGCACAGCAGCAGGATCCGCTGGTGGCTATCCGCCAACAGGAACTGGAAAACTCGCAGGCGGAAATTCAGCGTAAGATGATGAACGATCAGATGGACTTCCAGATTGATCAGGCCAAGCTGCAACAGGCTTTTGATTTAGCGCAGCAGCGTCAAGCTCTACAGTCGGACATTGCTGAAGCACGGAACGATGTCAACGTATACCGCATCAACACACAAGCTGCACTGTCGAGGAACCAATGATTCAGGCATTGATTGGACCTATTGCCTCTTTGGCCAGCACATGGCTCGAGGGCAAGGTTGAGAAGACCAAGGCGGAGACCGGCGCGAAGGTTGCCAAAGCCAAGGCCGAGGCTATAATTATGGAGAAGAAGGCCACGGGCGAGATTGACTGGGATCTTGAAATGGCTCGTGGTAGTCAGTCGTCTTGGAAGGATGAATGGCTTGTAATCTTGTTTTCAATACCGCTCATTCTGAGCTTTATACCCGGTATGGAGGGCGTGGTTGCAAATGGGTTTGAGCAGTTGGAGCAAATGCCTCAGTGGTATCAGTATTCCCTTGGTGTTATTGTTGCTGCTTCTTTTGGCGTACGTAGTGCTACCAAGTTTTTTGGTAAAAAGTGATGCTCATGTGGGATATGCAAAATCGCACCACACTAGAACAGGCGGAGAAGAATCGTGGCCGAAGTTACGATGGAAAGATTTCTGCGGTGGAAGATTCTTCCCCGTTTGATGATGGTAATGATGTCGATTTCGGCGTGGAGAGTGGTGGAGTGGTTCATGACCCTTCCGGATCCGACGACAGCACAGGCAGGACTGGTGAGTGTAGTCACGGGGGCCATGACCGGTGCATTTGCGGTATGGCTGGGACACGAGAAGGGTGAATAGACAATGAGACCGATGAGACCACAAGTAGGTTTTGAACTTGCGAACCTATCTCAACCTGCATTTGCCCCTGCCTCGCAACGACCGATGAGCATAAGCATTTTCGGTGGCGGGATGCCGGGTGGCGGGATAGCTAATTTTTTGCAGCCGCTTAGTAATTACTTGCGTAATCAGGTGTCACAGGAACAGATCGATCCGTTCATTCAAGAAGTGACTCAAATGGCTCAAGAGCGTTTCAATCTACAAAACGGTGGTTCATTTCCCCAGACTTCTGTAGACAGCTATCGCAGGCCCGAGATAGAGTTGCTGCCGAGCAATTTTGGACCAGACACAGGTTTTTTACGAGATAAAATATCATCCCCAGCCTTTCCGACCTTTGGTCAACAAGCGAGGTTATTTTGATGGCGCGTCCACGTATTAGGCAGTTTGCTGATGATTTAGGAATCGGGTATGATAATGCCAAGAATCTTATTACCAAGGGTCGTCGGCGCAAAGACGGTGGCTCTCAAGTGCTGGAGAGCAACATGGACAAGATGCGCGGTTACGAAAAAGGCGGCACCAAGAAGATGACGCGGCCCACACCTCTTTCAGAGTCAGACAAGAGGTATCGGGATTACATGGGTGACCCGGACATCCCAGAAGATTACAAGGACGCTGTTCGGCGCAACCGGAGTTTGATTGATCCAGATCATCCGATGAACACAGAGGGCATGAGACCTAAGAAAAAAATGCCGAAGCCTACACCCAAGCCTCCGCGTGGTAGGAGAGGTGAGGTTTATGCCGCCGACGGTAAGTATATGTGCCGTGGGGGTGGTAAAGCCGTTCAGGGCACTAAGTTTACTGGAGTGAAGTAAGTGGCCCAGACTTTCCGCACAGATCCCGATACGGGTAGGACGGTAATCAGTCAGGACAACGTCGTTGGTCGGCAGATGGCCAGCGGAGAGCGCGTTGATAATCGGATTAGCGATGGTGGCGCAAGTGTTAGTGACGCGCGTGGTGGACCACGACGCACTGTGCGTTATGGCTACGAGAGCATGAACGCTCCGACACGTCCCGGCACCGGGTACATGTCGCGTTCGGAATTTGAGTCTTTGTCAGGCATGACGGAGACGAACCCTTACGGCAAGAAAGGTTTTTTCAGTCGCGTTTTTGGAATTGATCCAAGCAAGGTTGACTACAGCAATAATCTGGGTCCGCAAGGCATAGAAAACGTAAAGATTCAGGCATACGACAGGTTTATGAACCCGTTTGCTCAAGTAGATGCTTTTGGTCGACCTACGATGGGAGCTAATTTTTCACAGGGCACGACCAGAAGTGGTGTTCGTCCGGGGGATCAGACAATTTTTGGTCCAGCGGCATCGGGCCAAGCAGAGGGCATTGCCAGCTTTTTGCAGAACATGCCTGGAATACTTGGAATGGCTGGTCGCTCTATGGTTCCAACCGTTATTCCGGGCACCGTAGGCAGTGACGCTAGAGGTCAAGACAGAGGGATTTATGACTTTAATATCCCGGACAACATGGATCAGTTGGTTTCCTCTGCGCTACGACAAGACGCGTTTGACGCTCGTGATCCAGCGGCAGTGCCTGAAACAATTGATCGCGAGATTTTTACAACGGACGACACGTCTATGGTAGAAGACCCCCTCATCGATCAGTTGCAAGGACCGCCAGAGCTTCGTATGGATGAAATTCAGACTCCTGGAATGACCACGATTCAAGGTATTTTTGATTTTCCAGGCACTGACGAAGATCGTACATTTCAGGCTTCAAGTGACGGGATAGGAACTGAACCGTTATCTGCGGATAATCTTCTTCGAGCTTATTTAGAGAGGTCTCCACTTTACCGATGAAAATTGAAATCAAATTAATTCCAGACGGACTCGATTTGGCGAAAGAGATTCAAGACGGTATGCCGATTGACCGCATGGTTGGTGCGGGCGGTGACGCGGGAGAGTCTTGCCCTGCTGCCACGCAAGACATTGATCTTAATCTAGAAAACAGGCAAGACGCCATCGACAATCACAACTATGGACCGTTGAATCCAAATCTTGACGACACCGGCAAGAATGATAGCTTTTGGCAAAGCATAGCTGACACATTCAATACAGACATAGAGGCAGCGAAAGAAAGTCGCTGTGGTAATTGCGCTGCTTTCAACGTCACCTCAAGGATAAAAGACTGCATCGCCAAGGGTATTGGAATGAATGATGGCGCTGATCCGTACGAGTCTGTCGAAGCCGGAGACATTGGGTATTGTCAGTTTCTGAAATTTAAGTGCGCCTCGATGCGCGTGTGTGACGCTTGGGTTTCTGGTGGTCCGATCACCGATGAAAAGATGGCGTCATAATGGACGTTGTGAATTTTCTATCAAGGTATCAGAAAACCTTGCAAACACGGGTAGATGACATTAGCATCTCCCTGACTAGCGGTAGTGCATCTGATATGGAATCATATCGTGCTATGGTAGGTGAGATTCAGGGGATCACCTACGCGCTAGAAGAGTTACGCTCCCTGCTAAAAAAGGTGAATTATGACGACGCTTCTAGTCCCTGATCACGTCCTCCGGCAACAGCAAGCCAAGAAAAAAGCTGAAGAAGAAGCCTCCAAAAAACCCGCACTAGATAGGATCCCGCAGCCCACCGGCTGGCGGATTCTTGTCATGCCTTATCAGGGCAAGGCCAAGACTGAGGGTGGGATTTACGTCCCCGACCAAGCCAAGGACCGCGAAGCACGTGCCACTGTTGTGGGGTATGTGGTTCGTCTTGGGCCACTAGCCTATCAGGATCCGGACAAGTTTGGTCCTGATTGCAAGCCGTGGTGCCAAGAGGGTGATTGGGTTTGCATTGGTCGGTACGCCGGATCGCGTTTCCAGATTGAGGGTGGCGAGGTTCGCATTATCAATGACGATGAAGTCATTGCAACCATCATCGATCCCGATGATATCAAGACATACGGAGCATAGTATGCAAAACAACGTAGCCGAAAAGGAAGAACTTGAGATCGTCGAGGTTGACGAGGATCAGGCAGAAGTTCCTGTCGAGCAGGCGGAGGCTGAACAAGAAGCTCCGCAGGCGGAGGCACAGGAAGATGAGTTAGAGCAGTATTCAGAATCTGTTCAGCGTCGTATTTCGAAGCTGACGAACAGATTCCGTGAAGAAGAGCGTCAGCGGCAGGCTGCTATCGAGTATGCCGAGGCGGTGAAGCAGCAAAACGAAGAGCTTCGCAATCGTTTAGATAAGCTGGATCAGTCTTACGTGGGTGAGTTTGGAAACCGCGTTGAGTCAGATGCCGTTGCAGCCAAGGAAGCATACAAAAAAGCG